ATGGTATCAAAATTTTCTGTGGGTAATGTATTTTCACAAAGTTGTGCTATCTGTTCTGGAGAAGCCCTACCCTGCAAAATCTCAGACCTAACGGAACAAAATTCTTCTATCTGCTCTGGTGTCGCACAGAGAGTCGGGTTAGCAGGAAGCGCTCTTTCGTCAGGTGTCTGCCCCCTAATGGAATCTGCCAAAGATGCCTTAAAGTCCTCTGGCAATAAGTTGCCGAAATTCTTATAAAATGCCGCTATATCATCTGTGTTGGAAAACGCTTCTCTTAAATCTGGGAATTCAAATTCTATTATTGTATCCACTATTGTAAGGAAGTCAGAGGATGCTTCCCCAAGGGAGGCACTTATTATCTCTTCTCGTGTGCTAGAGGAGGCGACCGCTTCGCTAAACTCAACCACCCTATCTTTGTTAGCGAGATTAGAGCCTGCGCCGCCGAGCGTAGAAAACAAATCTTGGATGGCGCCATTTACTTGCTCTTCGGGTGCGTCTGGACCACAAATTGATTCCCTGATGATATCCTTGAACGTAGTGTTTCCGGTAATTAACCCAGGAAGTCCGCCAATTATATCGCCAGCAGTTTCCAGAGCCTTACAGATCGCTTCGCCAAGTATCTCACAAACCTTAGCAATCAACTTGAAGAGTATCCTGTATAGCATCTTTCTTATTTCTTCTTTGATTGCTTCTACAAGTTTTTCTAATATTTCGCCAAGATCTAATTTTGGAAGAAACAATTTGGGCAAAGCAATATCGCCAATATTTCTACAAAACGGCAGTTCTATATCCTTGATGAAATCCATGATACTGGGAGTGAATAGCGGAGGTCGGGGACAATCAATCAAAGCGAGGGTCTTGCTTATGATTTCGGCGCCGGGGAATTCATTCAGCTTGTCTACTAGGTCAAGCAATCTGTCAGCATATAATTCTATCAGCGCGCCAATGTAGGCTTCCATAATTTTGCTATCTGAAAAAATCTGGCTGGCGTCCTCTGAAACTCCGGTGATTCTGTTGGCGGCAGGAGTTTGTGGTCCAGATAAATCTGGTCGCCCTGGGTCGGAGGAATTGGCAGCCAACACAGGGTACACAGTTCCAATAGTTCTTCTCCTGCCAAAGTTTTGTGACTCGGCTTCGTATTGTCTGGACGATACAGTGGTTGAGCCGACTGGACCCGGAACTCTTGCGGAGCGCTCTTGCTCCAAAAGCTCTGGCTTTTCAAAAGGACGAACAAAGTTTATGTTCTTAAGGGGGTTCATACTGGCTTCAGCATCAACTGTGTTCTTTTCTGCTTCACCTTGTTCGCCAGCAGCTACCTCCCCAACAGTTGCGAACTCAGAAGGCTGCCTTCTGTTACTTCTGTCTTCTGCTTCAGCAAGCTTGCGTTTAACCAAATCATCCAATCTCGCTTGCTCTTCTGGAGGGAGTCCAGCAAATAATCTACCAAAGTTCTCCATCCCCATCGCTTCAAGAGCTTTGGTTACCATAATAAGCAGCGCGTCTTGAAGAGTAAGTCCGCCGAACAAACATTGAATCGCATCTAAAAAGAAATCCAGCAACCCACACTGTTTCATTGGGTGGAATGTACCATCCCACATATCTCGGGCATCCATAGCATCACCGAGCTTTGTTTTATTGATCAGGACTTCCGCACAAAGACGAACGTATATATTGGGGTTTGCTTGTAGTTCTTTGTAAGCCTGTTCGGCGGCGGCTGCCTTGGCGTTTCCTCTGGCTTCTCTGCGTTCAGTCTTTTTCTTTTCTTTTTTCTGTATTTCTTCTTCTTCAAGCTGTTTTCTATAGTCTTCGTCGTAGGACGCCTGGGCTTCGTCTAACGTGTCTTCTAATTCGTTTACTGATCTTTGTATTTTTCTTTCAGTGCGGGCAGCTTGCCTTGCTTTCGCTCTTAATTGTAACTCTTCAACTGGGGTGTAGTTTTGCCCCTGGGCAAGCTGCTCTGCCCGAACATCTTCAAGTTGCTTACACATTTTTTCGTTGAACGCCCCGGCAATAGCGA